ACAAAAACATGAGGTGTCTTCTTCAATGCTTTTTTAGAAACTGCACGAGCAACACCACCTTTAACCTCTGTGTGAACAGCCAAGCCAAGAGGAGCTTTAGTTTTCATGTGATAGGTAAGTCTATTTGGTGTTGTGGAGATCTTATCGCCATGTTCAGTTGGCTTTTCGTTTGGAGTATGAAGAAGATCGCCTTGAATATGATGACCTTTGTTTACAAACTCATGAGCATGTTTCAAAACGTGCTTTAAAGATTCAGCATATTCAGGTGCATGCCCAAAATGTTTATCAACCTCTTCTGGTGTTCTAGCAACAACACCACGAGCCATTCTATGCTTATCAGAAACGCCTACGCCATGTTCATCGTGAATTACGTGAACAGAAGCACCACCATCAGTCTTTAATGAAGCACCAATTGAGCTAGGCTTACCTTGTCTTTTATTATGAAAATCACGAAGGAGATCTACAGCCATTTTAGAATGTCTGGCATCTTCGTGTGGCAGATCCTTAACGTGTGTTAAATGTCCTAGAGCTTCATCATCCACAGAAGTTGCTTCTATGATGTAGTTTGACTCAGATATAAATGATTTAAATGTATACATCTTATTCCCCTTCCAGTGGCTTAACATCTCTGCCTTTACGGTGTCCAGCATGCGTAATGCCAACAATACCACCAATCTTGGTGCCTGGAATTGTTCTATCTGTAGCATGCTTGGCTACTATTTCATACTTTTGATCTTTGTAGTTTTTGTGAGTGACATCTTTATCAGACTTAATGGATGCAACACCACGATTATTAAATTTTAAATTCATTTTGCCATGAGAAATAACATCAACATTTTCTGGTCCAGATTTATCAGAGTCGTGGTGTTGGCCAAACAATGCTTTTTTAATCATATCATCATGTTCTGGCTTTGTATGATCTAGAGGCATTGTTCTCGATTTGCCCTTCAAAGCCATGTGCTCGTCTGGAATCTTTTTCTTAATTTTCTCTGCAAATTCTTTCATCACAGGATGTGATTGGTTTTTTTTGCCATTGAGGCCACCATACCCTTGATGACTTTCTTCGCTTTCCTTGTGAGAAATATGTATGACATGCTCACCCTTATCATTCACTAAAGCGATATCAGCTTTTGGATTGCCAGATACTTGTTGTGCACCAACGATGCGATGTTTGTTGCCATGACGATCATACATCATGACGGGCCTCTTGCTACCAGTAATTTGATTGTGTAAATCCGTCACAAAACTTGTTTCTTTTTTACGAATATCTTTATGTGTTGGCTTTAATATTCTACTAATAGGAATATGCTCTTCTTTATCAGGATTCTCAACATGTGAGACATGAGCAAACCATTTACCATCATGTTTGCCACCTTCTTGTTTGTAAACTCTATGTACTCTCACTTGTTTGCCACCAGTGGTTGTATATGTAGTGCTGCCAATCTTATCTGAACTAAGATACTTACCAGCATGTCTATCACCCATAGGACCGGAAGATTGCATAGGTTGAGGTCCTGCCAATTCGGCAATAAAAGAATAAAATGTTAACATAGAGATACTCCAAAATAATTTGTATTATATATTTAGGTAATTAAAAATACTACCATAAGTTCAAACAAAAAAAGAGGGCCACATGGCCCTCTTTAACAACAAATCCTAATAACTTATTTTTCTGGTGTAAGCTCGTGAAGTGTTGAAGCAACATGATGAGCGACTGTGTGCTGCTCTTCTGGGGAAAGATGCTCCATACCACCACCATAACCATGCTCGTTAGGCTTATTACCATAATCTCTTACAATACCTTTTACAGTAGCATGATAGGCACCTTTAGCACGATCCACATTGCTGTGATCTGGTTCATAATGAAATACAAATTTCTTACCATTTACTCTACCATGCACAAACCCTTCATCACCACCTTCGAAAGAAGTATGGGTGATGGTTGATTTATTGCCATTGGCATCTTTTGTGTTGTGATTATTCAAAGCTTGGTGTTGATCATCATTGCCATATGTTTCGCCAGACTTGCGTGCCTTGGCTTCTGTTATAATCACACATTTTTTAATTTCTTCTTGGATCTGACCTCTAATGAAGTTAGCGTACTTGTTTACTAAATTATCATTACTCATTGTGTTTCCTTTAGGTGTTAAAAATATTATTTAATAATCTATTTATAAACCAATCATTCTTGAATGATATTTAAACGATCCACGAAAGTCATTACGAAGCCATTCTTCTAGAATCTCAAACCGAATAGCAGATTCTTCTTCACCTTCTTTGATTAGATCGCCCCTAGCTTCTTTGCAAAAGTTAATCAAAGCCTGTAGCGTTACCTTATCACCACCATCCACCAAAGCTGCTGAATGAGTCTTGCCTGCACGTTGATTAGACATAAAAAAAGCCTCCATTGCTTATATTATTATAATAGCATGGAGGCTTAATTATGTCAACAAATATTTTTTATCGCTAATTGTTATAATTTACCATCTACGCCGTAATTATGCGAATTAATAAATCTAGTCAATGCTTTTTTATGAGCTGGTGAGAGAGGTGAAGCAGAATGGAGTTTGTGTTCATAACCTGCATCTCTAACTGCTAGATGATAAGGAATCCCATCAACTTTACCAATTATGTGACCACCATCAGACAGCTCACTTGTGTGTGAATATGCATCTCCAGTAACCTTAACACCGGCGTGTGTTTTTGGTTCAAGAGTCTCTATTTTTTTATCAACGCTGTGGTCTTCTTTGTGTTTTTTATTGAGATATGGATTTCTTGTTGCTCCCTCATTGAGGATATCCTCAATGGCATTCAATTCTGCTTCTGAGAATTCAACATCTTCTTTTTTAACACGCAAATTACCAACAGGATTGCCGCCACCAAACATATTACCAAATGCTTGCTTAGATGCATCACGTCTTTCATCACGTTCCATCTTTGCAATTTTAGCTGAACTTAAGGTTGGTGTTTTTTTCGTAGGTGAAGATTTTGATGCTTCCTCAAACTGTTCAACTTCTTCTTTCATTTTATACATTTTTGATATACCAGGCTTATCAGAACGTGGTCCTCTAAATGGAGGAGTTGATACATTGTCTGGCTTATCAGAACGTGGACCAAATTCACCCTTTGGCGCTGTTGGCTTAGCCTTTACGGGTGTAGTATTATCTTTTTGACCAACAGTTGAAATTGTATGATCTGCTGACACGTGTGTAGCAGTACCACTTTGATCCTTAGAACCTAAAGGTTTCTTAATAGAATGACCTAAGCCTTGACCCATAGATTTTTCATCTACCTGTTCAACACCCTCTTCAATTTCCTTAGAAATTTGCTTGGAGATCATTTCAGCATAAAAATTTATTCTATCAGTCATTGCATTAGTCCTTTCGATAATGTGGTAAAAACAATTATCATCTATTTATAAAAAAAGGGCACCCTGAAGGTGCCCTTTCTACCTGATATCATCAGGCTATACGAATCAGAACTTAGCAGTCAAGCCAAGCATGAACTGATCGCCAGTTGCAGCTGCATTAGTGAAGCTGCCTGATGCATCGTAGTTACGATAGATCTTTGCGCTAACAGCGTAGTTAGAAGCAAGATCATACGTCACACCAGTACCAATCTGATGAGACTGATATCCATTGGCATCAGTATCAAATGCAGAACGGTAACGGTAGGAAACAGCATTCCAAGTCAACTTATCAGTCAACTTAACATCAGCTGCACCATACAATGCGTAATAGCTGAAGTTGGTGGTGTTGAACTTCTCACCAACGCCAACCTTACCAGAAACAGTAACGCCAGCAAAAGCAGGAAGTGCATAACCAACCTGTGCTTCAAGGTTCTGCTTCAAAGCAGAATCAGGAGCCTGGGATGTCTGAGCCATACCACCAACGCTAAAGCCATTGCCTAGCTTGTGGGAATAGGTCAACTGATAGATGTCATCAGTCTTGGAACCAAGATCACCAACAGCGGTGTCCTGTCCATAAGCAACAGTCAAGCTATCTGTGCTTGCTGGTGCAGCTGGGACAACAGTCTCGGTAGCAGCAACAGGTACAGGTGCAGCTGGAGCCTTCTTCTTCTTAGGAAGATCAGTAGCATATGCGGAAGTTGCAAGCATAACAGCGGCAACAGTAATAAGTAGCTTCTTCATTTAGTACTCCTCAGTTTCATTTAAATATGGATTAGCCTTCTACGACTAAATTCTTTCCAGTGAGTTTATTTAGCTTTGCCCACTGAACGACTAATCCGATTGCACGTCCATGAGCTTCAATCTCCCATGGCGTATCCCAATAATCAACCTTCTCTGTATCAAAACGCTGCCCGTTAAACTTATATACACTGCGTTCACGTTGAAGTTGATAAAATTCGCCTTTGGCCCACTGCTTGACGTGAACAAGCTCATGAGCCAAACTATTTAGCAGTAATTGAATCTTTTGGTCTGGATCAATCTGAATGGTGAAATCAAATGGGCGATAATGTTCATCTTCCCAGATACAATTAGCAAACTGATTGGTCTGTTCAAAAAGACCCTTCTTAAATGTCACAACAATATTTAGCTTGTTTTGTTTAGGCTTGGTAAAGAATTTGTTCAGCACAAAGTCCGTCAAGCTTTTAAGCATGTTAAGGTTAGTGTCGTCAATGTGCTTAGCATTATAAAACTTGATCATATTAGAAGTCTCCTGGTGCAACCTGCATTACACGAATACCTTCGTAGCATCAGTGCGTTCACAGCGTGCACCATCCAACATAAACTCGGTAGTTGATACCTTGAGGTTTTCCATATCAATACAACTTCTTTTCCATTGTGATCGTCACAGTCCTATCTGAATGGACATGCTGCTTAATCGTACGATACCCAGCTCGCTGCATTGTGCGCATTTTTTGAATTGCGTAACCAAGCTCTCCACGGAACTCGTAAGGCACTTTTGAATTATCCATTATGCTGCCACCTTTTGTTTTGCAGCTTCATCCAGCTGCTTCCAATATTTTACAATCCGAGGCGTACCACGTACGTCAACCTTGAGCCATTGCTTGACCTGCCAATCCTCAAGAGTCTTGCGCTTAATGAAGTACTTGGCTGTGATCGAACCCTGACGAGCATCTGCCTGAGTGAATCCACGGTTATTGGTCGTACGAGTTGAATTGGTTTGCTTTTCATCTTCAAGCTGACGGTTAAAAAGAACCAAACAAGCCCGACCAACGATTTGAGCCTTCTTGTGCTCATCAGCGGTATCAAGCATCTGAATCAGCTTTTCTTTGGTTACGATTGCAGTCATTTGTATCTCTCCATTGCTCATATTAATAATATAGAGGTTTTATTAAAAAAGGTCAACAGCTATTATGCTACCTTCCTAAGATCATGACCACCATAAGCTTCAAGGATATCATAATACCAATCTTCGTTCTTATCGCGAAGAATTTCAAGAGGAGCCTTACGTTGCTCCAAAGCTTGAAAATAGCTCTCAACCGTATGATTAGCAATCAGTTCCTTAAGGAAATTAGCTTTTGTGAATGGGCTCTTGGAATGCTTGAACCGAGCTACGAATGCATTCTGCTTACCATTGTAAGGATAATAAAGATATCCACTGAAAGTGGTAAAGAGGTTCTTGTCGAAGCGGGTGGTTGGAATCTGCTGCATTTGTATCTCTCCATTGCTTATATTATTAATATAACATAAGAACGATAAAAAGGCAACTGTTTATTTAAAAAAAGTTGCCTTGATATTACAGGGATTTTATTGAATTATGGAGAGATTAAATCCAAGTCTTTGAGTGAGGGAAATTCCCCAATCAAATTATACCAACAATCTATCGCTATTTCGCGGTGTTCTTTTTGCGTACCGTTAGCCATCCGTAACTGACAATAGTGAATCCAGCTTCTAACAGAACCAGCCATATAAAGACGAGAAACAGTAAGACCTTCTGGAAGGACAGCACGAGCTTGTTCTTTTGCAATTCCATTTTCAATTGCCCATTCATAAACCTGTTTCACTTCACGGGTGATTCTGTCTTGCATTTCTTCCCAAAGTTCTTTTGTTGACTCGTCATCAAACTCAACTGAGTTTTGTCTATTTTTTGGATCTTGCAAACGGGCTTCACGAGTGACGAATCCAAGGTCTTTCGTTGGGTCCGCATATCGTTGGCTGAATTCTTGGAAAGAGAAGCTACGGTGGCGTAAAATCTGTCGAGCGATATCACGTGTGGTATTGATCTCCATGACGACGTGGACCATTTCCAATGGTGACCAGTGCTTGTTCTTGATTAGGTACTTCATCAGCTTTGCTGATGTTTCCGTGTTGTTTTGATTGGATGGATTTGAAACACGTGCAACATATGCAACGAACTCATTCACGTCCATACCATTGACAGGACGAGTGACAGCAATAAGATTTACACTCATATTCAATCCCTCAAAAAATCATAAGATTTCATCATGATTGATTCTTTAACGGGATAAAAGTCGTCACCATTAACACCCTGCATGATATAATCACCATAGTATGCCTTCATTGCACCTTCAATTGTAATTATCATTGCACAAGGATGATCATCGCGGTCTAGGTGTGCAATGAATGCTCGATCGTTAGTCCAACGCTTCAATTCTTCATTGGTTAATTCTGGAGTAAATTGAATTGCTTTTTGTTGAAATGGTTTCTTTTTAACTAAACATTCTCTAATCATTTTATATCCTTAACTCTCATTCAACTAGCATCGTTACAGGGGTAATTAATTCTAAGATTCTTTTTGGGGATTCTTCCACTTCCCACTGGACTCCTGTGTACCCACCAAAAATAAACGTCTTCATTCCACCCGACTGTCCTGGTGCTTCATATACAGCACAAATATGATCTACATTAATGTAGATTGGACTGCCCTTATGGGCATCATGATCGTTGGTAAGTTTAATTAATCTGGTCACGTTTCCATCCTATATATTTGGTGCCCACGGTCAGACTCGAACTGACACTTTGGAGATTTTAAGTCTCCTACCTCTGCCATTGGGTTACGTGGGCTAAATTTGGCGGTCCCAGCAGGACTCGAACCTGCAACAATCCGCTTAGAAGGCGGGTGCTCTATCCAGTTGAACTATGGAACCAATTGTTATATTTATTTAACGGCTTCCGTATGTTTGCCTTTAAGACTCTTTTTCATAATCTTAAGCCATACTTTCTTTTCGCCTTGCTTATCACCAAGAAGAATCTTCTCGTAGAGCTTGGCAACTAACTTCTTTACTTTCATCAGTAAATACTCACATCTAGATTTTCACGAAAGAATCTCTTCAATTCCTTCTGAAAAAATTCAGGAGACATTGTCATATATGTTGAATATAACCCAGAGAGACCACGTACCTCATCGTACAATTTACCACCAATAAAGTACCCACGCTTCTGAAGTTCTTTGATCAAATCTTCGTCATCACACTCGCTAATGTCAAACTCATCATCATCTACCCAGACATTTACATATGGCATTTTAATCTCCTAGAATTTGGTAGGCGTGCAAGGATTTGAACCCTGTCGAGAACGGTAATCTGCCGCTGAAAGCCTTATAAGGACTCCCTGTGTACCAACACCCACGCCCATAACTTATTTGTACCTTTTGTCTATCTCAGCAATTCTATTTTTAAGATAGCCTACTATGATATCTTTGTCAACGGGATTGTGAACATTAAGTACATTATTAATCTCATCCACAAATGCTGCTTTCCTCAAAGCATCTACAGAGTAGTTGTGAGTATCAATCCCAGAGACCTTCGAAGTACTTTCCGAATAATTTGAAACCGTTAGTCTTTCTAGCATTCCAAGCCTCCCATCCTTCTTTATCAAAAACATGAGTATCATTGGGTCCACGGACCATCTCAAACATTTCCTCACCATCTACGGTAATGTCGACCCATTTAATATCATGATCGCCAGTGTGAAATTGGCTTTCTGCATTGTCATCGAGCTTTTGTGCAAAAGCCCAAATCATTTCATCGAGAATCCATTCCCATCTTTTGTGGTGGTTATCATCGACGTCATATTCATACTCTTTGGGAGGTGCTGATGTTGAACGTAGTTCTTCTGGAACATCCTCATCATCAGTAAATGGAGCACCATGCTTTGTTTGTTGAAGTTGAATAAGCATAGGATGAATGATGAGACTTAACGAATGGTCCATTGACCATGTGTCCCAATAATCAATCTTTACAGATATCTTACGCTCTGTTTTGCTTGTACTCTTAGGAAACTTACCAAGTGTTACTTTCATCAGAATATCAACCAATTATTTTCAGGATCATATGTGTACTTATCTGTATTCTTTAGGCCCTTAATGAATCCATTATGAGGTGCCATATTGTAGCGAGCAACCTTACCTTCAGGTTGTGTCTCGGAAGCCTTTTGTTCCATCACAGCAACCAGTGGAGCTGGATCAGCAACAGTCATATTCAGCTTGAAAATATTCTGCACGCCAAGGTAGAAATCAATAGAAACTCCAAGAGGAAGCAATGGCCATTGTTGATCAATTCCATGTAAAATAGCTCTCGCGGTGTTAGTTGTGATTGCATAGCCATGAGTCCCTTCAAATTTTGTCACTGGGTATTTTATAAAGGGATCATCAATACATTCATAATCATCCCTATCGTCTACGCGATAGCCAAGAAATACTATTTCGTTATCTTGGACATCAATATCAAGAAAATTACGCTTGACAAGAGCATCGTGTTCCATGAAAGCAATTGCTGCATTTGGATATTTCTCCACAGCATCTTTCCACATTGCAAGATGCCCTGTTGTACAAAGTTGTTCTCTAAACCACACATTGTGAACTGGTTCATCATAGAATTGATCAACCTTAGGATCAACACGGAATCCCCACTTCTCTTTAACTTCTGCTGTAGTAGTGGGAAGTTTCATTCCAAGAAAAGGAGTAACAGGGATTCCATATTGGTCACAGGAAGCCTTACATTCTTCCATGTATTGAATTGGATCTGGTTTATCAATATAAAGAATGTAGGCATGCTGTATGTTCATATGTCACCTATTTTTTATAACCCTACCACTATACCACCCTGAAGGAATAATATCAATATCTTTTTTAATCTGTTTGTTATTATTACCATCAGTTATCCACATTGTACCATACCTATGATTTTTTGCACCCTTCATATTCAATGATGCTTTTTCACTCATGATATTTTTAGAATGTTGAGAGTGTTTTTTGCCTGTAAATGTGCCGGGTTTATCCTTACGTGTTTCTATTATTCTACTATACCACATATCATAAAAATCTGGATCAGATCTATTTCGTTCTGATAGTAACCTTAGAGTATTTGCACCATTTTGTTTTCTAACTTCGATAGCTTTTTCTGTATTTTGAAGGAGGTTGGAATTTATATAGCTAAACCCACCTTGTCCACCTTCGCACAAGTTATAAGAATTCTCAGACAATACAACCAGTTCTTTTTCTTTATCATTCATTGTTTTTTCATTATCAAACACAAATAATATTTCTTTGGTAAAATTCTCTATACCGTATTTTTTAATTGCAGCTTTGATTAATTTACCAGAACCCATATAACCATCGTCTAGATTTTTAGTTTGATGCTTACCTATATAAAATTTATTGTTTATTTTATTAGTAATTTTATAAATTGTATAGTACATAACCGACCCTGTTATTATAATAGACTTACTAATAGCTATTTATAATAACAGGGTCCTCATGTTGCGCAGCTAGGAGTTGCACCTAGAATTGAGGATTATGAGACCGCTGTGATACTGTTTCACTACCGCGCGTCAATATTAGGCATCACGAGAGATAAAGTGATGACGCATCTTTTCTGGCTTGAAGTATTTGTCTACTACATTAAATACTACTTCATTATCAAATGGTTTACAACTAAAAATATCGATGTAGAAGTTGCCATTCTTGTCAACAAAGTGACCAGTAATGTTTGATGTTTCAATCATCTGGCACATGCTGTATCCAGACTTTGAAATATCATGAGTTGCAAAAGTTTCAATCCAAGGTTCACCAAAAGCTACCATGTCAATGGCAACTACCAATTCCTTAATAAAAGCGTTAATGTTTTCCTTTGAACCAATAAGGTCTTTCTGACCTGCAGTAGCGTCGATCAAAAGATGGTAGCCCCAAGTAGATGTAGTCATTTCACATATCCTCTCACACGGTTTATAAAAGATTATTTATACTAGTTGATTACCAATTAATATCAACAATTTGAATTTTGGGTGTTATACCCAATACTCTAGCTGCCATTAGTCTTGAACTACCAGATATCAATTCATACGAGCCATCACCTAACCTCATGGCAATAGGTGATTCAACTTTACCCGAAAAAAATTCTTTTAATATTGATGTTATATCTTTAGATTCTTTTGCAATTTTTATAGCTGCTTGCATATCTTCTATTGTCTTAGTATTGTAACTATTAGTATTCTTCATTTTAGACCATATGGCATTAGTTAGACTAATTTGCTTTGAAATGCTATATTGTTTCTTAATAAGGGCAATGTTAACCTTCAAATGCTGGTCATCTGAATATTTCTTAGCTGTTTTTTCAAACTCGCTTTCCTTATCACCATAAGAACATTTAACCCATTGCAGAGCCATTGGCAACTCCATACTTTAAAAATTATTGGCTGGGGGACAGGGACTCGAACCCCGATAGACAGATTCAAAGTCTGTAGTCCTACCGATTAGACGATCCCCCAATAAAAGTGGCAACTTGTAACAAACTCTTACAAGTTGCCACCTATTATTATATTACTATAATCAATTTATGCTGTCAAGCATTTTTCTGCAATATGCAGATTTCTTTTTAGATTTAACAATGACTCCACTTGAATAGAAGGAAGCCGCTTGACATATATCATTGTCAGTTAAATCCATAGCATATCTTAGATAGGTCATAGTGTATTCTAGATTGGTATAAGGATCCTTAAGCTGATCGCATTTACCATTCAATCCTTGTTGCTTTGCTGTAGAACAAAGGATTTGACCTAATCCGTACTCGCCTCTTTTGCCCCTGACATTAGGGTCGTATTTCGATTCCAATTGTATCACCGCATGCGCAAGCTTGATTGGAACATTATGTTTTTCTGCTTGTATCGTCACCATATCATAGATGTAATTATCTAAGTTTAGATCTTTAGCGTAGGATGCAGAAACAACCATACTAAGCATTGTTGCCAATGCTAATATTAGTTTCTTCATTTATACTCCTTAGTGTTGGTGGAGGAGATTGGTCTCCTCCACTTCCCATACCATTTTAAAGGACAAATGGTTTTATATTTATTCTTTACATTGCTTCTTCTTATCAGCAGCAAGAGTCTTGAGATCTGCTACGATAAGAGGGTTTTTTACAGTCTTTGAATCAGGAACAGGAAAAGTAACGCCTGTAGCCTTTTCAACGTCTGATACTGTAACCTGATATTTGGTAAAGTCTGAATCCAAACCAGGAGTATTGTTCATAATAAAAGCATATGATTTCTTGCTTACATCATCAACAACAATTTTATATAATGCATCAGGAATAACAACTTTATCTGCACCAATTGTCTTGCTTGAAGCAGACCAGATGTTACCAGCATACTCTGTAAAAGGATGTTTGGTCTGATATACCCATGCACGTGCAGCTGATTCTAAGTTCTTCCATGTACCACGATTAACAGCAGGAAGCTGAGGGCTCATGTTAGACATATAGAAAGATTCGTGTTCGACTTGATCATCCCACGACATATCTGCATCGTTTGCAAGATGTCCCTGATCATAACCCGAAGCTGCATAGTCTTGTGGTGTTGCACGACCTGTTGCAGGAAGTGACTGGTCTGTAGCAAAAGCATTAGTACGTGCTACACAACCAATAGCATGATCTGGAGTAAGAGTCCATGCAACCCATACAGGAATCTTTGCAGTGACATCAGATTCAAGGATATAAGCCTTACGACATACAACAGGCAAGCCTGCCTTCTCAGAAGGTTCTCCAAAAGGAATCTGTGCAGAGCAAGAAGCCTTTGGTTGTGGTGCAATTTGATCTGCTGCATAAGATACAGTAGAGACAAATAGCAACGACAATAACATAACAAATTTCTTCATATTAAATTCTCCTATAGGAATTTCAATACGTCCTGATGACTACCAAAAGGAGTATTATGTAGTATATATTCGTTTGAGAATTCAATCAACTTTAAATTTAAATTCTTTGCATGTTGTTGAGATAAAAGATGTGTACAAAAGCTATCTGTTTGTTGATATAGAGGATCCAAGTGATCAAAGATAGAACAAAACGAAGACATATCTGTTTGGTTGCCAGCGTGGAACATATCACCCAAACCACCTTGCTTTAGTCCTGGTATCTCTGCTACATAGAAGTTAGAAGGATCAAAGTCAGGCAAAGTATTTAAATATTGTACATCAGGTCTCATACGAATTACAAGATCATATTGGTCTTCCAGTAGATTAATTCCACTCATCCACTTATAAAACATCGATATCATATTTTTAGGATGGCCAATTGCATTAGTATACTTGGTAGCTTTTTCTGTAAATAGATAGTTAAACAATGGATCAAATGGCTCGACTACCAATCTTTTAGGTTTGTAGAACTCTCTCAACTCATCTGCATTGACCAAAGGTGATTGTTTAAAATAATCACCCCACTGCCACCAACCCTCTGTATTCCACGTACTGATGTAAATGTCAGGGTTGTATACATCAAGGTATTTCTCTTTGAAGTGTGGTGCTAGCTGTTTCCAACACCTCATGTGACCTGTTATAACAATAGCTACTTTCATAGGAAGTCTTCCAGATTATCCGTATCTCTTTTAAGGTTTATTGCTGTGGCTCTTGGAAATGGATTAGCATTATTATAGTCGTTGATAAGGATCCTACGAGAGTTTTGTAATCCACATATCAAGCTGAAATTAATAAACCCTAAATCTTCTAACATCATCTTTGTGCTATCAAAGTTTGATTGCTTTCTTGCCGTAGTGAATATTATTTGAGCACCTTTGGTTTGTAATTGGATTAACCTTTTAATATTGTTACTCAAAGGTACAGCTGGCGATTGATCCATGAATGCAGGATTAGCTTTGACAATTGTTCCATCTATGTCACAGAAGATAACAGGCCTATCGTTGTATGCATTCCACTCTTCTAGTGTACCGACATCAGTATAGTTAGTTACAGCTTTTTTGGTAAAAATGTTTCCTTTGGAAAGAGCATGCTGGATTACATGAGAGACAAAAGGCTCTTCAACACTATCCTTAATCTGTGTGTAGGAATCACAAAATAACTTAGCCGTCTCAAACTTATAACCACCAACACAAAAGCTATCTGACACAATATCTTTTTCTATAATATCAACGATGATATCTTGATCGTTGGCAACAACAAAGCTCTTATTGTATACCTTCCTCAAAACACTATGGTCTGAAATGCTGGATGTACATACATAGTTACCTTCTGTGTCATCATGTTCGAAGAAACTATCGCAGTCTTTAATAAGAATACTACTGTTGGGATTAATTCCAATGTTATTAATAATATTGAATACTGTTTCGGCAGGACCTCTTGTAGGTTGTTTTATTACGGCAATGTCGATGTTATTCCAACCCAAATCATTTCTAATAAACTTGACAACGTCATACTCATCAATGTGATTAGCCAATACACCAATTGATATATGATGTTCTGTATTATCAATAAACGGCCTCAATGCATTATACAACATTGTTCTACCATCATACCCTGTAAGAGTGTACTTTGGTCTCATATTTGGAAATCTAGTAGAAAGACCAGCAGCAGGTACAATCACTTCCATAATTTATTAATCTCCGATATTAAAAATCTTTGTTCAAAACTATCTTCAATGCTATGGTTGAATACTCTCAATAACATTAAAATTAAAAAACTATCACATCTTGCTTCTGGATAATTATCCAACAAAGCATTCTGTATATTATATAACTTAGTGTCTAGTCTTGCTTTTGACTTTCTTAGGAACCATTTGCATTCCAAATCTTGTCTTAATTTTGCAATGTCAAAAATAAAGGAATCATATTCAATTGAAACTGGATCAATAAAGAAAAACTTCCCTTCAGAGAATATAATGTTCTCTAGTGTCATGTCACCGTGATAGTTTGATTGTTGTGTACAAGCAGGAAGACTATCCAATAACTGAATCTTTGTAAATTTAAAATGTTTAAAATCTACATTAGTAATCTTGCTGACATAATCATCAAAGTAATTCTTGCTTTGTGATCCTTTGCTTAAAGTATCCAGAGACTTCATTAAGAAGTCAATCAATGGTTTCTCGCTGTTGTGTTTGAGGTATGTAATCATATCGAGCCCATGGATATATTCCATATCCAACACATCACCATTTTTTGACAACACAGCAGGACAATTTATGTCAAGCTTCGACAAGACTGGTAGTTGTTCGTAATTGCGTTCAACATTACCAATCTTACGGATAAACAACCGATCTTTATTCTTCATTAAAAAAACTCGACTGCCTGAAAAGCCATCGAGTTTTTTAATTATTATTTCACTAATCATAATATGTTTTAAATATTATGCCTTTGTGACTAACCAGCTATCGCCCCAGCCTGTACCATTGTAGGTAAGGAAGTTAGGTGTGCCTTCTGGGAATGCTTCAGTAACAGCTTGCTTTACTGTATCGAGGTCATAATTATGACCACCAATAAATCCACCAGACTTAACCTTTGGAAGCCACGCATCGATGTTAGCTTTTACAGCATCGTGGCTTGTATCTGCATCGAGGTATACAAAGTCTACGCTACCATCCGCAAATGTTGCAGCTGCTGATACACTATCTAATTTAACAACAGTAATGTGATCTTGAACAGGTGTAATGTTTGTTAGAAATTGGTTATACACATCATTATCATTGTAGAGTGTCATAATTGTAGAGTTGTCTGGTGTACCAGTCCAAGTATCTACAGCGGTAATATTGACATTCTTTTCGTGATTAATAATTTCTACTGCTGCATAGCAGACACCTTGTCCAAACAACACACCAACCTCTACCATCTTACCATCGGTAGGAAGACGAGGAATAACAAAGTTATATACTGAAGAGTAATTGCAATACCCATTCAATTGACCGGCAAAATGATCCATAATAGACTCCTTATTGTAACTATTTTTTATTTATATTTCTATAGAAATGATCCATCACTCACCAACAATAAAGGCATTTCCAAATTCATGTGACTCGGTCCAGTTACTCTTTAGATGCCCCATCTGGTAATCAAAGAACTTAATCTTGAATCCTGCATCACCAAGAGCCTTCAACCAAAACTCTTCAGGTTCACGAATGATATGAGTAACATCCATCTCATACTGACGGATACGGAACTTACCATTTTCTCCAAGAGGAACAGCAACAAGAATTTTATCACACTTCTGACGGAATGTCTTTAACATGCTTGGAAGAATATTATAAGGTACATGCTCAAGAACATCCTTAGCCATAAGCAAATTGTAATGGCCAGCAATATCCTCTGCAGTATTAATTAATGTGAGCTGATCTTTAACCTGAGGCATAGCTGCACTGATAGCATACTCTGAGATATCTACACCTGATGCATTCTTACCAAGGAGACTCATTGCATAGACCATGAATCCTTTTGCACATCCAAAATCCAACACGGTTTCAAAATCAATCTTATCGATAATAGAAGTAGCTTCACGAATTGTACGTTCAGGCATCCAACGGTAATTCTCATAACCACTAACATGGTTGTTGATACCGTCTTCGTAATACTTTTCATCAAATACGTTCATAATATAATTTTCCTTTTACGCGAATTCGTTGTGGCGAGTTTCAGTAACAACATCATCGATCAATTCATTCTGGTAGGCATACTTACAGAATGAGCAATCATGGTGGCGACGAGATACACCAGCACCACCAACTTGTGAGTTGTAGAAGTCAGTAATACCTGCAATGTCTGAGACCTTAAACTTATCATTTACATGGTATTCATTTTCTGGAGCAAGTTCTGCAGAAGGACACACATAGACATTACCATCAGTGAACACGCAAGGCTTAACCATGTGCATGTAGCAATGATCATTACGACGAGTGCCTTTGAAGTTGAAGTCAGAAAGGAATGCATGAGTCAATGCACCATTCTTCTCTTCGTAGGTAGCAAGAAGAGCACGAATCTTCTCGATGTCTTTTGCAGTCTCTGTAGGATCCTTAATAGCATTAAAAGCAATACGAGTAGGGATCTTCTTTTCCTGAACCCAATCAAGCATGCGGAAGAAGTTCTCTTCCTTGTAGTGTGCCTTAGAAAGAATCTTCTTGGTAGGATCTGTCCACTTACCTGTGACGTTTGGATTGGTTGAGGTTTCTGGAGCACCATCCCAAACATATGCAGCAGAGATCTCGATGTTATCAAGACCATCAAATACTGAAAGGTCATAGTCATAACCTTCATCGAAGCCATACATTCCTAGACGAACCCAAGAAACTAAATGCCAATTCTTGATCTTTTTCAAACGAGAACCATTAGTGACAATACCAATCTTAATTCCCTTTGCATGAATGTACTCAATCATTTCATCTAGCTTAGGATGTAGAGTAGGTTCACCACCACCAGTAAATTCCATACCAAGCACACCAAGAGCTGCAAACTGGTCAACAGCAGACTTCATCTGTTCAACTGTAAGCATTTCCTTCATTGAACGATTGGCAAAGCAACAGAAGGAACAAGTCAAGTTGCATGGGTTACAGGGCGACATGTGGAACATGATAGGCTTAGGCCGACCACCTTCTTGAATGATCGAAAGACGATCCATGTGCTTGAGGAGTTTAACATGGTTGCTAGTGTAACTGCGACCTTGTACTTTATTATTTGAATCTAGAACTACATTAGCCATTTTAATCCTCTATTAATCTATACCACATTAAAAACGTTGCAGCCTATGTTGTATATAGGTTATTATTTAAACTTGTTTTCTATAACTTGCTTCCATTGTGGATTTCTATTATACTGATGAACAATATAATATTCAACACCATCAGATGTCTTAACAATACCATTATCCATAATTGGATTAGGTTCAATATTTAATTGACCAAAAGGTTTATGTGGGTCTGCAGTAGTACCAACTTGACAAGCCCATCCTTGATCGTGACCAACAAAGTTGGTAATTTCACTATAGGCTTTTTGTGTCAACATTAGATTGTATGCAGCCTGATCTGGAGCACCACCACCAGGAACATATTGTTGTCTACCATCACACATTATACTAATAGCAAAGAATAAATCTTTAATGTAAATATGTGATCCTGCGATAACACCAGCGTTGTTAATAATGTTATGCCTGACATTCAAATATGCCAAGTCACCAAACGCTAGTCGAACATTATTAGCACCCCATGGCTCATCAATATACTTAATGTTTTCAGATGAAGCAAAAAGTGCAGGATATTGATCAGGATCAAAATAGTCAGAAGGATTCTTTTGAAAGACTACATCAGAAACATCCGTAGCAATAACATTGTTATACTGTCTATGCGATTCATTTAAAATGCTATAGTAAAAATAAAAACGAGAGGAGCATATGTGTTGATGAGGTTGCAAGCTATCTGCCACATATACTTCAAAACCATTATCTTTAAACTTTGAAATTAAATCAGGTTGTGAACCAAACATGCAAATGATTTTATCACCACTGAATCCAGATTGATTAAGCGAGTTTACCCAATACTTACACTGATCCCAGGAAAGATTGGTAACGGCACCAATAACTAAATCTTTCATAGTTCACCCCAATTCTTCAGATAGTCACTTTGCTGGAAGTTCTTCGTGTCTGACACTTCTTTAATCTTTTCGATAATAAAACAAACGTAGATTGGAACATCCTTAGTTCTCATTTCCTGTCGCTCACCTTTAGGAGGAGTAGGAAGGTCAATAAAGTTTGGAATGTCTGTATTCTCAATTAACTGCAACGAGTGTATCTGGTATCCTGCTTCTTCTGAGAACACAGTACGATATAGTTCTGGACTAAATTGATAGAATCCATGACCTAGACTATTGTTACCAACAGCAAGACCTGCAAATATACCATTAAGCTTCAACATCTTTTTGATGTTTTCCATAACAGTTTTAACATCATATATGTGTTCTATTGTACCACCATCATAGATAAAGTCAAACTTATTTTCTAGCTCTTTTGGAACTGGATTGTTTAGATCGTGAACAATCGATGCTTGCTCAAAGTCTGAATAGTCCATGCTATCAACTTTATCGGCACCAAGGTAAGTAAAGAAGCCATCTGCATGAGGATTGGTTGAAAAGATATCTTGGAATTTATTTTCCGTATCCATGGCTTCAAATACTTTTCTGCCATTGTTTGCATCCACTTGATTCCATCCAAGGTGCATTCCTTGGCGACCAAGCTGCAGTACGTCACCCTTGACATACTTTTTATTCATCATTAGAAATGCCATTGCTGAGACATCAATACCCATAATATAAACTCCAATATCAATTATTAAAAACTAATGCATGAACAGTATGCGGGATGTTAAATGGACCTGTATCCTGACCATATTTATGTCTCATAAATTGAGGATATACATTGCCAAGAATATGGTACATTTCTGAGTCTGCAGCAGATTGATCATAGTACTTGGAAACATATCCATAAAATTCACGAGGTGGATGGAACATAGATCTTTCATGGATGACCATTGCTTGTTCTTTGGTGATATGAGCCATGATTAAATCTAATCCACAACCAGACTTAGGTTGGTGAAATTTGCAGAACTCCAAGAATATAGGAATAAGAGAGACATGAATAAAACATCCCATTCCTTCATTAAAACTTGTGATGCTGTACTTTAAAGATTTATCTTGAAATAGGATATGATGGGATCGCTCTGAACCATCTGCTAGTGATAGCTGAAACAGTTTAATGTTTTTTTCTGTTGCCAATGTAATTGCATGGTTAACACTTTCGATGTCTGTAATCACATCATCATCAAAGAACCCAATATATTCATACCCACTATAATCAAACGTATCAAGGAAATGCTTTGCAATCTCCCACTTATATCCTTTTGCCTTTTCAATAAAGTCGTATGTTCCTGGCTCTGGAACAAAGTCATCCTTATACTGATAGACTACTGTGTCATACAATCTTTCAGGCTTAGTAAATCTCCAATGATTATTTTCATCATACAGAGCAGGGTAGGTATGAACTGGAATACCAACTGGGCAAAAGATTAAACTCTTCATTTTTTAACCTTTTCTTTTTGCTTTTCTAATTCAAAGTTATAGATACGATTTCTAAGTTCTGAAGAGCTGTAGTTGTATTGTCTAAGGTGATAGTGTATCTCAATACCATTGCTCAAGCAATATTCTTTACCTGTAAAGTCACGGTTCTTGTATTCCTCGCTGAGGAATCTAATGTGCATGGTCTGACTCTTAATTAAATTAAGTAAGTCTTCTTCTGTATCATACAACAAGATTTCATCGACATATTTACATGCAGCAAGCTGGCTATATCGTTCGTAGATTGATTGAATAGGTTTGTTTTTAATTCCAGGACGATCTACTGAAGGATCAACTTGCAAAGCTACCTTCAAGTGATCACACAGCTCTTTTTCAATCTTAAGCATGGTAACATGACCAGCATGAAACAAATCAAATGAAGAGCAAACAAATCCTATTTTCATTTTCAATCCTATCAAATATTAATTAAGTTAGACAAGTGTTTACCAAGCAGTGTAATAATTTGTTGGTTATTAAATTGGTAGTCTATATCGAGAAAGTCAAGCAGTTTAGTGTTGTCTAGAATAAATTGATCTTTTACCTGTTTGGATTTACATAGAAGTGAACCACTTCCATATCCTTCCAATAACCAATTAGCAATATTGCCAAACAATTGACCTTCACTAGAGCTTAAATTGTACACCCCTTGTGATTGTTTTTCAACAGCCTTTACTATCAAATTGATTGCATCCTCTAAGTAAATGTAATCTTTCTGAGTGTACGGGCTAATGTCTATCTCGATGTTGCCTTTGTCTTTTAGCTGCGTCATAAGAAATCCCATGATAGAATTTCTTTGGTATTCTAATCCGTATATATTGGAAGCTCTGAAAATTGTATAGCTTGACTTCTCCTGAGCAATCTTTTGCTCTGTCATTGCTTTGTTCCAACCATAATGATCGGTTGGATTGATTGGTGACTGTTCTGTATATGTATACAGTTGATCATTGCTGCCGTAAACCTTACGAGAACTGAGCATGATATAGTGTCCGTCAAATTTGCGTGACACCTTTAAGTCCATATCAATGTCTTCAGAGTAAGGACTATTTCTGTACAAAGGATTTATAGAACAGTTTATCACAACGTCATACTTAATGAAAGATACCTCATCCAAAATAGAATGAGGTACCATATCAACCATGTGTGTATGAGAATAGCTGGTAAATAGCTTTGATCCTATAAAGCTATTCTGGCCAACGATGAGAACGTGTTTCATAATATATTAGACAGTCCATCTTGTCTTGCTAGTAATGGCATCTCTCTTAATAGGCTTATCATAACACTCGATAAACCCTTTAAGGATACGTATCTGGTTTTCAATGGCACAGGGAATATCCCAATTGTATGCCATATCACCTGTTGTTGTTGCTTCAAGATATTGTAAGAAGCTATCTGTTGATTCGTTAGCATACTGAGTGCTATCCGTACCATTGGTTACAGCAACACTGTGGTACAACTTATATGTCAACCACAGTCGTTTAGTTATTTCTTCAAATTTTGTTTCCATAGAGACTATTATAGTCGGTTTGACATAAATGTCAACAGTTCATTTCCAATAAATTATTTCAATGGTGCCGTCTTGGTGTTCAACAATTGCTGAGCAAGTTTCGACCCAATCCCCACAATTAAGGTATGTAATTCCCTGGATATCTCGCATATTAGGATGGTGGATATGACCACAAACAATCCCTTGTACACCCTTAGATAAGGCATAATTGGAGAGATTCTCTTCGTAATCGCTAATGAAATTAACTGCACGTTTCACCTTATACTTTAACCAGGCACTCAATGACCAATATGGAAGACCTAATTTGTTTCTAATTTTAGCAACAAATATATTAAAAAAGATACTGAAATCATATGCCCAACTTCCTAGATGAGACAACCATTTCATTTTAGATACAACAGCATCAAACTCATCGCCATGCATCAGAAGATACTTTTTTCCATCTGCCGCTGTATGAATATATTGTTTTGTTAAAATTAAATTACCAAATTCTGTATCACAAAATGAACGTAGAAATTCATCGTGGTTGCCAGGAATGTAGACTACCTTGGTACCCTTGCGTGCTTTTCTTAAAATCTTTTGTATAACATCGTTATGTGTTTGAGGCCAGTAGAACCCTGTGTTCAATGCCCAACCATCAATTATATCACCAACGAGAAATAGATTATCACACTCAAATGTTTTCATGAAGTCAAGCAGTTTGTCTGCCTGACTCATTTTAGTGCCTAAATGAATATCTGAGATGAATACTGATTTATATTTTATCATTTTCTATTTATATAATGGCGGAGAGTGTGGGAGTCGAACCCACGGAAGGTATCGCTACCTTCGCTCATTTAGCAAACGAGTGCTTTCGGCCACTCAGCCAACTCTCCAAACTTTTTAAATGTCTCTTTTGATGCTTACAATAATATCATCGATATCACTTTTAATTTCAACAATTAAAGTGGTTTCATCGAGCGCTACCATCCCAATACCAACTGGCCAAGGAACAGCTTGCCAGCCATGTGCTTTAGCAAGGTCAGTAATTTGATTGTTCACATCGCCATAGCTTTTACCAATAAATTGATCGAACTCTTTCATGCCAATCTCCCATAAATAATATTACATTACTATATAGGATATTTATTGGAGCATGACATGATACAGAATTGGTCATTTTTAGAAAAGTCATACGTGTTTGCTACATTTGCATCAGCAGCCTATAAAGATGACTGCTCGTTAGACTTTAAGAAATATAACCTAAAGAACTATGTGTTTTTTACCAATGATGGTGCTCAAGGTCATGCTGCTTGTAATAATGAGGATCTTGTAATAACCTGTCGCGGCACGCAACCAACCCAAGTAAATGATTTGTATGCCGATCTGGATACAATTCCAAAAAGACATGCTGAGGGTTGGGTCCACGAAGGTTTTAGGAGAGAAGCGAGAAAACTTCTTCCTATGATTATAAACTATGTAAGACAATATCCCAATCGTACTATATGGTTGACAGGTCACAGTCTTGGTGCTGCAATGGCTCTTTATATTACACAAGAGCTAGAGTATGAAGGGTTAAATCCAACCATGTTGTTTACATATGGATGCCCTCGTTTGGGCAATCAAACATATGTCAATTGCATAAAAACAGAACATCATAGATATGTCAATTGTAACGATGTAGTGACAACTGTTCCACCAACGTGGTTAGGATTTAGACATGATGGCAACCTACACTACATTAATTTTTACGGAAACATTCGTCCACTCACTACATGGCAGACAATTAAAGACAAGTGGCGTGCACATAAGAGATCGTGGTTGAGCGGCAAGTGGTTTGATGCAATCGATGACCACAGTGTAGATCTATATGCTAGTAAGATTAAAAATATAGACCTCAACAAATAACTATCGTAATAGTTCTGCTTTATATGCACTGAGGCACATATCCTCTAGTGTTCTATTACCGTAGAAGTACTTAGACTTTTGCTCTGGCATTAACACTTCAGCAGTGTCGCCCTGTCTGCGTTCGGAATTAAACACTTTAAAGTTGTTTCCTGACACATCCTTCATCATGTCAATCACTTCATTTACCGTATATCCAATACCACTACCAATACATTCATAGTCGGTATTGGCAGGAACTTCTACTGCCTTTACAATGCAATCAACGAGATCCATTACATGAACATAGTCACGAATACAAGTTCCATCACGTGTATTCCAATCTGTTCCGTTGACATTCATATATGATCTTTTGCCAGCTGCTGTTTGAGCTGCAACACGAATTAAATGTGTTGCTGCACCAATTTGATGGAAATCACCATTGTTGCCTGCTACATTAAAGAACCTAAAGATTGTGTGGTTCTTCTTGTCTGCTTTAATCAACTGCTCGCCAGCAATCTTAGAAGTTGCGTATGGTGAAGATGGATTAAATGCAGCTGCCGTGGATGCAAATATTACATGATCTGTGTTAACACAATCGAGCACATTCTTAGTTCCAACCACGTTATTTTTAAAATATAACCATGGTTGACGAACGGATTCTTCTACAGAGATCAAACCTGCAAGATGAACAACAGCATCATACTCACCCCATGATTGACTCCAATCCTGTGGACTTGATATATCCTTAATTCTGTTCTTACGGAGATACTTCTCTATGTCGTTTGAAGATTGCTTAACATCGATACTGTCAACAACACATCCTGACTCGGCGAGAGCTTTAATTGTATGAGAACCGATATATCCATATCCACCAGTAACCAAAATAGTTTTCATTGTCATTCACTCTAAAAATAAACGTAATTGTTTTAAATTGTATTCACGAAGGTGTTGCTGGAGCATCTTGATTAGGAGGGGCACCATAATAAATCATATCAGCTGTTGCATCAAATGGTGGAGCAAGATCAATGTACACATCTATTCTTCCACCTGCTCCAGATCCTCCTGGAACAGTTCCTGGTTGGCCACCATATATTGATTTGCCGTTAGAAGATCCACCACTAGTAGCACCACCGTATATGCTGTAGCCACCATCATCCAATGCACCACCAGCACCACCAAATACAGCAAATCCACCTGCTGGACCATAACCAATTGGATTGCCATTCTCGCCGCCACCACCACCAAAGGGGCTGCAGTTGCCATCATTTGATGGATATGAATTAGTTATTGTAAAAGTTTCACCAAAGAAATGATAGGTTGTTGTGTGTGTTCTATATTTGTTTTGTGTATCGTAATACCCACTGCCTCTTCTTGAGGCACCGTTGTATACATTTTGATTAACGTGTGTGTTAGCAATATAAGGCTTTCCAGGATTTTGGTACCAACCAGAAGATCCTATCTTACCACCTTGAGATAGCCAACCACCGCCTCCACCACCATACTGATCACCAGGGCTACAATCTCCTCCACCACCAATCAGCTTACCGTTCCAAAAGCTATTTGTTACACCATTCTGTGCTTGGCCGTTACTTGCTATACCAACAGAATAAGCCATAGGAGTGCCAATGGTAGTCGTAGGATAGTTAGTTCTTCCATCTAACGAATAGTTAAATTGTCTAAAAGCACCACCACCACCAGAACCACCTTGATTACGACCACCGCCACCCCATACGTGAACTACGATGAAGTTACGAAAGCCTGGTATTTTGAATGTACCAGATTCACCTGCATTAAAAGTAATCTTGCGAGGAGGTCCTACTATCCATGTATTGTAGAACATATTGAGTGAGAGTGGTTGACCTGCTGGAGGAAAGACACCAGACACACTGCTTGATGAACCAACATAATATGTCACGCCATGATAAGCATCGAGGTTTGTTCCTAAGCCATACGCAAGGTTTACATCGTTTTCACTGATTGCACCACTGGCAGGACATATAGTGAACATAGGGTCGTCTCCAAATAAAAAGAAATTGTTCTTTTATTTATGGTGCGCGTGGAGGGACTCGAACCCACAACATCCAGTTTCTAAGACTGGCGCCTCTACCAATTGGACTACACGCGCTTATTAACTCTGTCAAACTTAATTTCTTTTTTCTGCATATCTTCTAATTTTTTAAAATTAGAATCACGCTCGTCTTTATATGGCTCAAGATCTAGATCAGGAGGTACTTTAGTTAGGTGTTCATGTTCAAGGTTCTTCTCATATACACTAAAGTGCTTCGTATACTCTCGCCAGTTAATTCCTGCTAAATCTACTTGCTGATGTTCATAGTGTGTAGCAAGGTGATGTGCCTGCTGATAATCTAAATTATAAAAATCTAATAAAGCCTTTTCAGTTTTCTCATGAATTAGCAAAAAACGCATTACATTGATATCACCAAACATAGGATTAAAATGGCGATCTATGTAAATTGTTTTACCATCTTTTGAATAACCAGCAATAAAAGGAACATCATACTTTCTATTGATAGTCACTTTCTCGTCCACTCTTTTCTGTACTCTAGGGTCAGAAAGCATCTTATGTGCTTTGAAAGAAAGAACCTTAATAAGCTGTGTTTTACTTTTATGCATTTAAATCATTAAACAATCTATTGAGATCCTCAAGTGTTTCGATAGAAGAGTCTCTGTTACAAACTTCGACATATTTATCTACATCATTAGACCATTCTGATCCTGTCCACCACTCAAACCCCTGAAACCTTGATTTATATGTGGCAATCGTGCCATATCCTGGACCAATATAAAGATAAGGATATCCTTTTTCTTTTGCGTGTTTAACTTCATAGTCAACAATCTTTACACCCAGTGATATTTTTGGTTCTGAATAATCCCAAGCTGTAAATTGACTTTCTAAAGCACCATCATAGTTTGTAAATTTTGTAAATGCAACAAGTGTATCATCTTTATACACCAATAGCCACGAGGCTCTTTCTGGATCACAACCAAGGCTATAAATTGGGCTAAGGCCCTTTAGCTTAATGAAAGTTTGAAATACTCTTTCAACTTCTGACAAATCATCCAAACGCTCTTTAAAGACAAATCTATAACCTTTAATTTGTTTAGGTTCTTTGGTGTACTGTGAAAGTTTTAATCTTACAAGACGATTTGCTAGCCAACGGCCATCAAACACGTACCAGCCGTTATCGAGAATTTCACTCTCTTTGGTGTCTTCTGGATCCAATAATAATCTATAAGTTTGTAGGTCATAATCATCTATGTTTCCAAACAAATGGACTATTTTGTATTTCATCTTACTTAAACATTAACGCAGCAGATGCCCCATCTTCATAAAAGTTTTCGATAAATTGAGTTTGAACAAACCCATACTTAGAATAAAGGTGCATAGCTTTTGTATTACTAGGATTGACGTGCAAACAATGAGTATTGTAACCACTAACAGTTAAGAAATGTTCTAACATCAATTTAGAGTAACCATTGCCCTGATGGTATTTATCAATAGCAATGCTGTAAAGATATGCTTGATTGTCATTTTGTGGGTACCACATATAATACCCTAAAATATTTTGATCTATATCTAACAGAAGATATGTTCTTTCATAATGTTCGTTGAAGTCATCGATAGTGATATAATCTCCAGCAAAAGATGCTTGTTCAATATTCATTATAGATGATAGTGCATATTCAACCTTAACTCCTGCTGCGCTTACTATCTGCATTTTTTTTAGAACCTTTATAGAATTTATTATAAAAATATATCTTTGCCATGTCAGCTTTCATGTTCCAATAGAACTCTTTTTGTTCTATTGGTAGACTATCAAACCAATCCCAAAATGCTTGAACAAATCTTGGATCATTATCAATATCAGACATAACTAAAACCTTTTGGTGGAGCTATAGAGTTTTGAACTCTACTGATATCCTCATTGCAAGTGAGGTGACCACCCCAAGCAGTCCCTAGCCCCATTTTTCTTTCAAATATAAATTAATTTTATCTTCAACAAGATACTTATATCTACTGTGTGCATAAAGCTACTGGGCTCCCGTGAACCCTTAAACGAATAATTGTAGATGGCTGATTCTGAGTTTCACTTACGTGTGCTTCTTCTCAGCAAAAGCACAACCATCTATTCCGGATCAACAGGAACGAGTATGCATCCTCTTTTCAGTGCACGGGTTCCCAAGGTTATGAGGAACGACCTCCCCGACCTCGCAATAGGAGCGACCTATTAC